GCTCTGGTGGGAGGTTTTTAAATTCTTTGCGAGCATTCTCAATAAAATCAATTACTTCATCTTCTGTTCCACTCATCATAAGTTTTAATGCATCCTTAATCATTTTGCGACAAGGAGCTGGAGTAGAAGATTTAACAGCTTCAATACCCATCATTTTCAGTTTAGGTTCTTCATAGCGAACACCCTCACTATCCCAAACGTTAAGAATGTATCGTTTCTTAGCGGTCCAAATTCCACGGTCTGCAATGTTCTCCCGCTTCATTTGCATTTTTTGATCATATGCATTTACATAGTCCGCCAGTTCTTGGTAAGAACTTTCAATATATTTTTCAAGTTCCAACGAAGCGACCTTATCAAGGAACGAAACAACGCTTTCAGTAGTTTTCTCTCTTCCTTTGAATACAGTTTCAACCAAAGGACCCATATTAAGATAAATGGAATCAGTATCTGAAGCAATAACATAATCTACATTATCTGTTTTAAGAATTTTATTGAGGTAAGAATTCATTTTACCTTCAATCCAACGAATAGAAACCTGACCACTTAAAGTAATTGCTTCAGCATTTTCAAGTTTGTAATAACGGAAATACTGATTACCAATCGCACCATAAGCAGAGTTCAAAGAAATCTTCTTTGCCATCTGAATATTATTACAACGAGCAATCTCTTTTACAAGTTCCTTGTTCTTAGTCTTCTCATATTCTTTTTTCGCTTCAATCATTTTCTTCTTGAAGATTACTCGGTCTTGATACATTTTTTCCATTAGTTCAGGAAGAAATCCACGAACGTCTTTGCGGAACATTGCACCATTTGCACATACTGCATAATCTTTATAGAGTTCAAAACTGATTTCTTGATTCAGAATTTTATCAACAGTTGCTGTGGGATGCCTTTCATCCACCAGAGTTTCTGGTGAGATGTTATATTGCATAATCAAGTGTGGATAAAGTGAATTAAGGTCAAAGTTTACAACCCAATCATACTTTCCAGGAATTGGTTCTTTTACATAAGCACCAGCATACTTTTCATTTTTTTGCGTTTTATTTCTTGGCGGAATTACAATGTTTCTTTTCTTAAGATAATTGTAGATGATGTTGTCCCACATCCGAACTTGATAGAACACATCGGCATAATTTACTTTGGCATCATATGCCATCGTAAGTGCCAACTCAATCAGTTTCATCTTATCTTCTAAACGGTCAACAAGTTCTACGTCAACGATGTTGTACTCAATAAATTTCTGCCAACCTTGGGTATAGAAATCTTTGAAGGTATCAAACTCAGAGTGGTCAAGTTTCTTCTGACCAAGTTCTACCTCAGCAATATAATCAAGACGATATGATTCCTGTGCCTTATAAGTAAACTTCTTATAAAGATCAAGATAGTCAAGTTGAGTCATTCCACCCACATCAAATGTGGTGTGTTTGCGTCCATTAATAAACACTTCACCTTCTGTGACAAGTCCCCAATTAGAAAAACGTTTCATCAGTTTTTCGCCAAGAACACGATTCAGACGCTTGCAGATATAAGGAATATCATATAATTGAATATTCCAACCAGTCACAACATCTGGAACATCAATCATCCAATAATTAATAAAATTATTGAGAAGTTCATATTCAGATGGGCAGTGATGATACGTTAAGTCACTACGATTATGCTTGAAAGGTCGAACCCCCCAAGTAATAATTTTTTTAGTTGTATAATCTTGAATTGTAATTGCAAGGATTTCTTCGGAACAAGATTCTACATCAGGGAATCCCTGCTCCGAAGCAACCTCAATGTCCAGAGTTACAAGTTTAATTTTATTGATATCAAACTTAATTTCATCCTCCGAATATTTTTCAGAGATGTATTGATAGATATATCGATCATTTCCATAGATCTCAAATCCATCAACTTCATCATATTTTTTATAGAACTCTCGACAGTCCTTTACTGTTCCAGGATTAATTGGTTCTACCGATTCTCCACTTAATGTTCTATACTTAGAATCTTTTTTAGTTTTTACAAAGAGAGTTGGAAAGAACTCATCTCTTGTCTCAAATCTTTTACCATTTTCTACTCCACGAACCAAAAACTGATTTCCAATCAATTGAACATTAGTGTAAAATCTCATTCTTTAATCAAGTCCTCATATTTTTCAAGTAGAGTTGGAGTTGGATCAACAAGTGTTAGAATCTTATCCGAACTCATCATAAACGAATCTTGTTTTGTATATCCCATCAAAAAAGGTTCTAAAACTTTCTGAGAACCATCTCTTATTAAGAAAGGTTTGATAAGTTTACAATCAGGTTCTCCAATATCAGCGCCTACTTCTTCAATCTGACTTATCAGAATTTGATTGTTCAGTAGAACTATTACTTTGGTTATCGTTTCCATAGTTTATAACATCGTTTAAATACATATCTTTCAGTTTATCACTTGGATTGACCATAGTGACCACCCATTCCTTTGTTAAAGGAATAACACTATCTTTAGATAGTGGCATCCACGGGAATAAGGTAACTCTAAAAGAAGCTTTTGAAGGGTCTTCTTTCATTTCCTCTTCATCAAACTTTTCTGGAACATTTGATGGGGGTGTCATTTTAACAACGCATGGTTTATTCAAGAAATATCCAACCATAACTGGATTTTCTTCGTCACCAACTACCATTTCTTTTACATCTGCAATCAAGTCTTCACCAGACTTAAGCAACATTAGTCTTACAGTCATTTTTACTCCATACCTCTTACTATTGTAGCAACAAAAAAAGGAGGAGTCAACCTGGATTTTGCCAGGTGCTCCTCGCGCCGACGATATTCAATACTATTTATTCCCCACCGTCACCATCTCCATTACCACCAGCACTTGAACGACTTCTTACAGGAACTGCTTTTCCTTTTGGAACTTGCTTTTGTTTTCCTTGAGAATAAACAGTATGTGGGATTGCTCCCTTATATGCAATTGTTTTGAACTCGTCAAAAGATTTCATTTTTTTATTTTTATTTAGAGATAATCCTTTCGTGCATGGTGCTCAGGAACAATCTTACCAAGAACAACGGTTAGCAATCCATCCTCGAATAGAACTTCTTTAATGGTTGTATCATCTGATAATGTCCATGCTCTCTTGAAAGATCGTTGAGCCAATCCCTTATGGATGTAGTTGGTATCGGACTCCCTATCTTCCTTCTGTCCTTCGACAAAAAGTTTTCCATACTCCGTGTATACATGTACTTCCTCCTTCTTAAATCCGGCAAGTGCAAGTTCGAGTCGTGATTCTACATTACTAACTTGAACAAGGTTATATGGGGGGTAATTAGAAGTTGTTTCATGAAGATTAAATAGACGATCAAAATATTCATCCATTCCAATACTATTGCGGTTAATCCTTTCCAATAGGGCAGGAAGATCCGACGCGGTATATCGCATGAGGTTAGTCATTATAGTAGCTCCTTTGAAAGCGAGGTTTGATTTTGTGATCCCAATAAGGCGATCATTAATAATTTATAACAGTTTTTATTATTTTTAAAGTGTGGTTTCTACTACATTATTCTTAACTGGTCTTCCAAATGTTCCAGGAGGAAACTTCATACCTTTGTTCCAAGCAGGTTTCCCCTTCATAGACATACCGGTTTTCTGTCTTGACGCTTTATCTCTTTTTGATCCAGAAGTACCTTCACCACCATCGGTTTTATTAACCAATACACCACCACTATCTTTTTTACCCCAAAACTTTATGAGTGCTATTTCCAAAGATAATGCTTCTTGTTCTGTTAAGTTTTCTTTTATTCTTACTATTCTATCTCTATCAGGAGGTCGTTGAGCTAATCCTAACTTTCTTTTATTTGTGTCTCTAAATCCAGAACCTTTCCCAATGTAGTAAGGAGAATATCTATCTTCACGCAAATAAGCGTAAACGTAATACCTTTCCATCTGCTTTGTTTGTGGTTATAGTTATTTATAAAAGAAAAGGAGCATTTCTGCCCCCAATCCTTTGCTTGAATAACCACAAACAAGCACTAATATTTATCAACCAATAATACTCTCTCTCCACTCTTCGCTCATATTCACCATAATTGCTTCTGCTGCTTCTGGTGTTTCAGCATATCCTTCATCAAGTAAGTGTGAGAGGATAATATCGTAAAGGTCAAAGTTTTCTCCAATCTCACCCATCGCTTGTTGCTTACGAAGTTTCTTAGGATTTTTGGTTACTGTTCCAGAACCTTCTGTATGTTTTTTATATTTTGGATCATAAGGAGAAAGTCGTCTAGATCTTGTTGCTGCTGCTTCTCTGTTTCTGTCTCTATCCGATTGAGTCATTCCAGTTCTCATATGCCCACCAGCACCAAAAGTACCTCCCCCCTTATGTCCAAGAGATTGATGTCGTTTTATAGTTTCTGGTTCTTCTTCTCTTGATCGTGCTTTATTTTTAAGTTTCCTATACATCTCCTGTCTTTCGGGAGTTTGTCCCTTTTTTTGCCTTTCAAGTTTTGCTGCTCTATCAGCAACATCTCCTGAGGCACCCTCAACAACTTCCATATATGCTTCTTGAAGACTACGAAATTCTTGCGCGTCCATTTTTAATAATACTTTTTAGGTATTTATAAAATACAAGAAACGAAAAAAAGAGGTATCGGCAAAACCGAACCTCTTTTTAGGGTGTTCCGACTTTTGTAGAGTGCCGCACGAATGGCACACTACTATTTATTCGGTTTCTACTGCTTTTCCTTTCTTACCAATATTATACTTCTGTTCTAAAATCCAATCTCCCTTATCCTTATAAGCAAGGACTTTGATTTGATTCAGGGGAGCAATATCATTTACAGAATCTGGTTTAATAACTGTAATTAGACCCCAATCAGCAAGAAGACGGACGATTCTATTTCTTCTCTGCACATCATTAACAGTAAGATTGGCATGTTTACCATCAAGAGCAAATAATTCTTTAAAGTGAACAATATAATACCTACCTTGCTTATGTAAAATATGGCAAGACTGATAGAGTTTTTTCTCCTTACGTGAAGCAACTCCGATACGGGTCAGGGTTTCACGAACTTTAAGGAAGTCGTCAGGTTCATTAAGAATTACTTCTACCATTTGGTCCTGAGACCATTCAACAGTAGGTTCTACCGTAGTAGTCATTTTTTTCCTCCAATATCAAGTCGTTTTTTGATGAAAGTTAGTTGTTCTTTTGTCAGGATTTTCAGTGCTTGAGATGCTTTTTCATTACTATAACCATAGTATTGTTTAACACATTCTAAGTCTGTAACCTTATCCTTTCGGAGCCAGGGAGAAAATCTCTTCTTTTTCCTCAAACTATTTAGATAAAACGAATATTGCATATCCTTGGAAAGATGATGATGCATATTCATTTCATTAGAAAAAAGAACACAATCAATGTGACCAGATAAACACCTATTAATAATAAAAGGTGGATATGAACTAATATCTTCGGATAAATCTTCTTTTGTAAAATTAATTGAGTTGAGCCAATCTTTGAGTTCCATAATTAAATAGCAGCAATTCTTTTCTATCTTTTTGCTCTCGCATATATTCACCAACAGAACGCATCGTATAAGTCAAATCAAACTCGGCAGCGTTCCAATCTTTAAATCGGTCTTTTACGAGTTGGTCTGAGTTATAACTAATCAATTGATGCATATTAACACGAAAATCACAATCAGCAGCAAACTTATCATGATCGAATCCTTTGTGCATTGATCCCTTACGCCCATAGAGATTATCCTTAATATCATAAGGAGGATCGAGATACACAAAAGCAGTAGTGTCTCCATCCAAAAGATAATCGTATGAATAGTTAGTTATACGCCAATGCTTAATTATCTTAGAATACTCAGGCAGTTTTTCAATCCCACGCAAACTGAAGTTGTTGTTGGATGCCTGTGGTGAAAATGATGAACTCTCCGTGAGACCACTGAAACTACACTTATTGACAACATAGAAAGCCACAGCACGATCAATGCTTGGCAAATCCTTGTCATTTACTTGCTCCTTTGCTTTAAGAAAAAGTTCTTTTGCCAGGACCGGAGTATTATTTGTCGTCTTAAGATCTACAAGTTTATCTTTAATATCCACCCCAAACATCTGGAGTTGTTGCCAGAAGTTTACAAGAGGTTCATATAAATCATTCACCCAAATATCTAGGTTAGGATACTTCTTTGTGATATAAATCGCAACACTTCCACCACCAAGAAATGGTTCACGGAACTCACGATAATCACGAAGGTCTGGAAAGTATGGTCCCATCTTTTCACATGCGCGGGATTTACCACCAGGATATCTTAGAGGTGTTTTAAGAGATTTCATTCTACAATACACCTCACAGATATTTGAGTTGTTTTAGTTGCTTCTGCCATCTCACGATATCCAGATCCAACATAAATTTGACCCCCAACTACAGCAACTGCCATAGCACCCCAAAAGATGTAATACCATTTAGATTTTACTTGATGTTGCTTATTTTCCATTTTCACAACACCAATTTTTTCTCGTCTGGAGTAATGAGTTTACTTCCATAAATCTCATTATATTTTTTCTTAACTCCAGAATCAACTTCTGCAATATAGACAATATGATTCCTAGAAACAATAAGTTCAGGATTATCTTTATCAATAACTGTAGCCCAAGGAGCAAATCCAACGCTTTGTCCTGTAGGAAGAACTACTAGACCATTCTTTACGGTTACAAAGCTATCATCTTCAGAAATAACTTCTGCGATGATTTCTTCGCCAGTTAAAATACGAAACAGTTTTACATTAATCATTTGAATTCACACTCCACCATAATTTCAGTAAGGGCAGCAAGAAGATTTATTTCCTGGTCAGCAACGAACGCACATTGGTATTGATACTTAGCAATAACAAGAACGGCAGCAGGGATAGATGCGGGAACAAGGCAATCGTAAGCGGCGTCATAAACCCTGCGAAGAAGACTAGAAGCATCGTTGTCCAGGTTGGAGACCACCCACTTTCTGACTTCAGGAAAGTTTTTATCTTTGAGGTTTTTAATAAGTTCATTTACAGAGATGTCTGAGAAAGATGCAAGAATGCCCGAGTCAATTTTTCCTCCTGTAGAATACCTCTGGCATTCGTTGAGGACCCTACGAAAATCTGGGAAGTGTTTTGTAACCAATTCTGCAACGACTTTTTCATCATACTCAATCCTTTCAGAATCCAAGATTGATTGAAGTCGTTGAAAGAAACTTCCCGCAAGTTGAACTCTTTGCTTCCCTTTGATGGTGAAGTCGATGACGGCACATCGGGAGTGAAGAGGTTCGATAATCTTGTTCTTGTAGTTACAGGTGAAGATGAATCGACAGTTGTTATAAAATGCCTCAATATTCGCCCGTAGTAGGAGTTGAACATCGTTGCCCGTGTTGTCAGCTTCGTCAATGATGATGACTTTGTGTTTAGAAGATCCCGTAAGTGAGACGGTCGAAGCGAAGTTTTTCGCTTGGTTCCGTACAGTATCCAGGAAACGCCCTTCGTCGGATCCGTTGATGACATAATAGTCTGCCCCCAATTCATTACATAATGCTTTTGCGATGGTGGTTTTACCAATACCAGGAGGTCCTGCTAGAAGGAGATTAGGAATCTCACCTTTTGCCACAAACTCCTTAAATGTTTTTTTAGTTTCATCAGGAAGAATACAATCCTCAATTACTTGAGGACGGTATCGTTCCACGAAAAGGAAATCACTGCTCATAATTAAATCCACGAAGGTCGTCTTTCGGGCATACGAAGATAGTTATCAGCAACCCAAGGTTTGGATGCAATATATCTTTTGTATGCTTCAAATGTATCAATGGTGTCGTCAAACTTCCATTCCTCAGGCATAGCACGAGCAAATGGAGTCACCTCCGTAATCTTACCCTTGGGAAACAAATAGTATGCATCCACAAGGGTTTTATAACAGGAGTGAGTTTTATTATACCGCAGGCAGTATTCATCAGACAAGTTCAATCCCCACTTGATTAACCAGTAGGCATTATGGATACTCTCCATAGCCCACTTTGTGCAGGGGTGATTGCGGAATGCTCCTTTCTCGGTCTTGTAGGGGGTTCCATCTGCCTTAGGGAGGGTGCCATACCCATATCCCCACTTATCAGATGCCACGATAGAAAGCATCTGACAACACTCTAATGGCATCTTAACAATATGTTTATCGGGGAGACAGATAGCACTTTCAGCAGGCCATGGTGATGTAACAAATATATTCATAATCAAAAACAATACTTTTGAAGTACGTAATTCACTTTATCTGGTTTATCTTCCATCCAGAATGCTTCATGTTCCATTTGTTCGGAAGCATTAGATAATCCAACAGATTTTTGAACATCTTGAAGTTTTTCTGGCAAAAGTGACATATCTTTTAATGAAATATAAAATGGTTTATAACCATTACACATATGGGCAATATGTGTTGCTTCATGATAAACCGTTTCATTTACATAATGTTTTAGATCATAACCACCTTCTTTAATATTTTTGGTGCAAATAACCAATTTATCAAAGTCACTATAACCAAAATAATTTTTATCTCTACAATATCCAATATTTTCTTTAACTGGATAACCTGCTTTGATTACATTATTAATAATTTTATTGGCAGTAGGTGTGAGATAAAGAAGAAATTCCATCAACCAAAAGTAGAATCGGGTTCCAAAGCAATATAATAGGTCACATCAAATCCAGTATTCTTGAATCGTGACAAAAGTTTGGAAGAAATTACAACTTCATAAGCACCAGGAATAATCTTGATGTTTTCTACCTTAAAGTTGAATGTGAACACTTCATCAGTTTCACCAACAACAACAGAAAAATCATTGGAGGTATCGTTCTTCTTATCACGAACAACCAGTTTCACCACACCTGCTTCGCCAACCACAGACAAGTCAGGAAGTTGATACACAGCAGCAGCTTTAAGGAGTTTATCAAGTTCCTTGGTATCAAGAATGAAACAAACATCTTCGGAAGGAAGAGAAATAGATTTATCGGGAGGAGTAACGATTACATTAGGGTCTGCAAAGAAATACTTAGAACGAGACCGACCTTCCTTAATAACTACATAACCATCATTCTGGAAATCAAGTTCAGCATTCTGATGAAGATTGAGACCATTCAGAAATTGATTGAGATCGTAGATACCAAAATCTTTGGGAAGTTCTTCTTCGATTGTTGCTTCCGCGAGAATATTCTTCATTACAGAAATAGTACGAAGATTATTTCCTTCTTTAAACAGAATAGACTGGTTAATAGAAGAGAAGTTCTTGAGGAGCGTGAGAGTTTTATCAGAGAGTTTCATAATAATCAGCGAAATTCAGAGAGACCGTTATCTTTACGAGTGTAGTGTCCATCAAAGTGGAGCAGAAGCATAGCATAGTGAATCACTTTAAGCAAATCACGCTTATTGCGTCCATCCTTGTCACCGTAGCGACTACCATACTTAATGATGTTTGCTTGACAGAACCCAGCAGCAAGTTCTTTTGCTGCCATTAGGTCAATTGTCTGAACATCTTTGTAATCTTGTTCATGACCACAGTAGTGACTACCATAAGTGCTGGTTACATAGTCTTGAATATCTTTCAGAATTTTATCTTCATTGTATTTCCAAAGATGATTAGTAGGTTCGTTCATATTCAAATGCTTTTTTGTGAGTTCAATAATATCTTCACCATCTCTATAAAGAGTGAAGTTGTTGTAAGGATACTTGTCCATAATTAAGAAAAGGGAAGGCACAATTACCTTCCCCAATTATATCAAACAGACTGGTATGTGTCAATGGACTCTTCAACAGGCATCTGGAAGTCAGCATCCACTTTGTCATAAAGTTCAAGGAATGCTTGCTTGGTTTCATCATCAAAGCGGTTCACACACACTTGGATTGCCTTTGCCTTGTCTTGGAAGATGCTGTAAGCACGGATGATGTGAACCAGACGGCGGGTGCTGATGATTTCCTCAATACCACCATCGTAGAAGGTCTTGCGGATGATATCTGCCCAGTCAACCAGGCGCTTGCAGAAATCACGGTCTTCCACGCCAAGGTCCAGAGCGATGCCTTCCAGAATCTTCTGCTCAGTAGCAGGAGCAGGGTAGGACTGCTCAAAGGTCACAGGGAAACGCTCTAGGAACGCTTCGTTGAGCACATTGGTGCCAATGAAACGTCCGTCATCAGAACCCTTACCCTTAGTATTAGCGGTGGCAATCACATTAAAACCAGCGGCAGGTTTTACCCAGCGACCAATCTTTTTCAGGAAAACACCTTTACCTTCGAGAATAGATTGCAAACAAAGAATCTTGTTAGAAGCAAGGTCAATCTCATCCAACAGAAGAATAGCACCACGCTCAAGTGCTTCAATCACGGGACCGTTGTGCCAAGCAGTATTCCCATCAACAAGACGGAAACCCCCAATAAGATCGTCTTCATCAGTCTCAATAGTGATATTGACGCGAATCAGTTCACGCTTAAGTTGAGCACACGCTTGCTCAACAGAGAACGTTTTACCGTTACCCGAAAGACCCGTAATAAACGTAGGATAAAAGAGACGGGACTGAATAATTTTTTTAACATCAGCAAAGTTACCAAACTTGACGAAGGTATCATCTTTATCGGGAATAAGGTTTTGTTCCACAGCAGGAATCGCAGCAGGTGCTTGGAAAGTGCGTTCAATTTCTTTTACTTTTTGTTGCGTAACTTCAAGATTCCATTTACCACGACCCACTTTAAATTGGTCAAGTTTTTTTGTAACAGTTTGATAGTTAGCATCGTTCAGATTACACCAAGCACGAATATCAGCACCAGTGATAGTGCTACCATACAGGTTTTGAAGAGAAGTGCGGATGTAGTCAGAGGAGAGTGCCATTTGTTTGCTTTGTTTCAACATAGTCATTATAGACCAAAAAGGGGTCCTCTTGGGACCCCAGTGGTCAGTTCTCCAATTGGTTCTTGAGTTCTTTGAGATACTCTTCGCTGGCAATATGTCCAGTATATCCTGGATAGTATTTATTAACTAAAGAAGGAATACCAATAGCAGTTGTGCTGCTATTGCATTTAATCCATACTTCTTTAGTATCATATTTTACTACATGTTCAAATGGAAATTTAGTTTTCATTTTTTATTTCGTTCTTCTTGTTTACGCTTTGCAAATTGCATATAAGTTTCACCTGGTTTTAGGCGATTACTATAATCTTGTTTTGTTTGTGCAGATGTATTTTGACCTCTGTTTTCTCGAGCTCTCATCTTGTTGCCAGCGCCACTAATAGCAGCATCTTTTTTGGGATCTGGATGCCACCAGTCACCCGCCTCACTCATATTCTGTTCATAAGTAAATGTCTTGTTTTTAACTTTAGTATCAAACTCACCAGTTCTACCTGGATTCATTTTACCGACTTTAACACGCTTACCCTCTCCTGGCCAAGACTTATTAGTTCCCACCAGTTGAGCAGAACCCTTTGGTTTTTTTTGAATTAAGACAGAATCTTGATTATATTTTTTACCAAGTTTAGTGATTGCTTTTTTGAACTTTTTCTTACCCATTTTACCAGAAGAAACTACATGTGATTTCTCACCTACTTTTTTTTCTTGAGGAGTTCCTGGGTTTTCAGTATATCTACCAGATACCTTAGTAGGTCCTGGAAGACCAGCACCTCTAATATCTTTCTCCAATTGTTTTGAACGCGCTTTATTTTCTTTCTTTGATTTATCGCCTCTTTGGGCAGACATAATTGCCATACCACCTTTTTCTGATTTTGAGCGAACTCTATTCAAAGATGTTTCTTGAATAGAGTAACACTCTACCACAAATTCTTGGAATGTTTTCATGCTACCAAAGAAATAAATTCTCCTAATACTTTTTTATTTAGTTTTTTAGTCTTCAAAGATTTCACAAAAGCAGATTTGATTTGAGATTTGGTTGCATCTTCAGCAATTTCAAATTCAGTATCTTGAGAAAGTGCGGTTGCAGACATTCCAAAGTATGCATCATATCCAGAGTTAGTAATAGTGAAACTCTTCAGTTTTTTCCAATCACTCAGGATTTTATCATACACCTTACCATCATTGATAGAGTGATAAAGACCAATAAACCGACTTGCATTGCGACTTTCAAGAACACGAATACCAATAAAGTTTGTATTAGAAAACTTATCTTTCAAGTTCCTGAGAAGAGCATCAGTAAACTCATGATAACCATATCCAATCTTATAGGTAGTTCCAAGTTTGCGGTCACGCAGGAAGGTTAGTTCTGGATTAATATATCCAGTTCCAAGAAATGGTTTCTTTTCCCACTGGCGTTTGACTTCTTTGTGATAAACAAGTTGATTTGCCTCACCATCAGTCAAAACAATACACTGCACCTTCTGAAGTTTATTTTCTTTTTGAAACTTAGGAAGAATTTGGTTAAGAGTAATCAGTGCCTCATTTAGAGGAGTTCCAGAAAGACAAAGACGACTCGGATAGGTATAAGAAGAACTATAAGTCCTACCAAAACAATAAGCAAGACGCCAAATGTTGAGCATTTGATTCTCAAGAACTTTACCAGAAACTTTACTAGTAAGAATGTTCATCATCGAGAAAGTTTCATTTACAACCAGAAGACCATCTTTCTTTTGATAATGTGGAGTACGGTCTGCAGCGAGATAACGATCATTCTCATAATCATACTCACCGCGACGCCACTCACTAGTAAAAGCATAAACCTCAAAAGGAATGGAAACTTTCTTACAAAACCAAACAATGTTAAAGAGTTGTTTACAAGTATCAAGCATCACATCGCACATAGAACCACTCCAGTCCAACACAAATACCAGACCATGATTTTTGCCATCAGGAATCACAGATACTTTCTTGAACAAGTCTTCATTGTACTTGTAAGTATGAAGACGAGTTGTATCGAGAATACCAGTGCGAGCAGTTGATGCACGAGCATACTGGTCTGCTGCCTTACGGCACTCAAATTCTTTTACAAGGTAATTGACTTCTTTTTGGGCAGAAGACTTGAACTTCTTGAACTCAGTATCAGATTCTTTATAAAGATTTACTGGAGTATATCCCTTTTCTTGTGCGTGTTCATTATGAATTTTTTGTTGATGAGCAAAAGAATCATCAATATCTTTATGAACTTCAGAGTTCTTACCAATAACAGTATCAAGATTTACTTGAGGAACCTCAATATAAACATTTTCATATCCATCGTTACCCACAAGGTCACGAATCTTATCTTCCAAAGACTCTGCAGTGCGAACTTCAGGTTCTTCTTTTTCCCCAGAAGATTTTACAGGAGTTTCATCACCTTGAGCAGTGCCGCCATAGGACTCAGAAGACTCTTTTTTGGAGGAGTTATCACTCTCACCTTCTTGCTCAGAAGAGGAGTCATTAGTCTCTACAAAATCGCTTGCAGGAGACTGCGAGTTCCCTTGAGTTTCTTGCGAATCAAAGTCAGCAACCTTCTGCTGTTGTTCCTTTTCTTTTTTACAATACTTATAAAGTTCTTCAGCAGCAATCAATGTATCTGCAAAACTTTCACAAGCATCAATGATATTAATGATTTCTTTTTCCTCTGGAGCAAAATCAAGAGTCAAAAAGTTACCAACTTTAAAATAAAGGTTAGCACGATCGGCAAGATTAAAAGTAGAAATATCTTCTTCTTTAAGTTGAAAGAAATCTTCTTCGTTCAGTTCCTTATAACCATTGAAGAAAGTCTTAGCAAGTCCAGCATACTTACGCTTCATCAGTTTCTCAATGCGGGCATCTTCTACCACATTCACAAACTGCTGAGGAACCTTTGCAGTCTCAGTCCAATCTTCATCAGGAGTGAAGAGAGCATGACCCACCTCATGACCCACCAGAAGGTCATACACAAGACCACTTGCCTTTTCCCACAAAGGAAGGGTGAGAACACGAGTATGAACATTGAAGCACGCTGTAGGAACTTTCTTGTGCTCCACTACAAGGTCTTCAGTGGCAAGCAGTTTGGCAAGTTGGGATTTGATTTCGTGAGAGACTGCCATTGGATTTGTTTCGTATGAGACCATCATAAAACGAAAGGTCGCCTTTTGGGCGACCCATGTGACGCTTTTTGAACTGGGCGAGTCGTGCTTTCGCTTGCCTCAGTGCTTGCGGTTTAAGTTTTCGTTTCTGTTCTTTCTTGGAATGGTGCTTCCAGTTTGGGACTTGCATTGTTCTTGAGTGGTTCAGACCACCATACGCGAAAAACCTTTTACTTTCTCAAACTTTATGACACTTTCAAATCTGTCCTCAAGACCTGTCTTATGAGAGATAACAAAAATGTTTGCGTCTTTAATCACATAACGAATAATCTTAAGGAACTCTTCAGTTCCAAATCCATCAAGTGAAGAATCAAACACCTCATCCATAATCAAAAGATTTGTATTGACGGAGTTCTTCATTCTTGCAACTTCTCTCCATGTGAAGAGTAGAGCAAGGTCAATTCTCATTTTCTCTCCTTCACTAAAGGAAGCATAAGAGAAATCTTCGTGAATAGGTGACTGGACGGTTTCGTTAAACTCCTCATCAAGTGTAAAGTTAATGTAGAAGTCCATCATCTGCAAATAGCGATTAACTTGCTGATTGATGAGAGGCAAATACTTCTTGATGATTTTGGATTTTACTCCACCGTCTTTAAGTAAACTATACGAAAAATCGTAATAGTTGATTGTGTCTTTTTTAGAAGCGAGGTCGTCGTATGTAGTTTTTAAGTTGTCTCTGAAGGATTCTAACTTCTCATGTTCAGAATTTCGGTTTGCAAGGTTCTCGGTAAGAACTTGAATTTCTGATTCAAGATTTCGGATTTGTCTCCGCAATCCATTAATCTTAATATTGTTTTGAGAAATGCCATTCGTTAATTTTGAAATCTCCTTCGACAGAGTATTGAATTGACGCTCTCGCTCCTCTTCCTCTTTAATTGCCTCCTCTAGTTCTTTATACCCAGATTGCAACTCCTTTGCTTTAGATTGAGCGTCGTTAATTCTATTTATTCTGAAGGTCTCTTCAATGGATTGAGTGCAGGTGGGGCATACCGTATTCTCTGTGAAGAACTTATGCTCTTTAGTAATGGTAGATACTTTTTGTGAGATTTTACCTTTCAAGTTTCCCAACTTACGAAGTTTATCAGCATATCCAACTAACTTATCTTGCTCTCTAATATACTCATAAAGAGGTTCTTCTAAAGAACCATTTTCATCCATATGTTGTTGAATTTCTTTATCTAAATCGGAAATTTTCCGATTATTGTTATCAATACTTTCTTTTCCGCGATTCTCAAGTTCTTCGATAAACTCTTGTTGCATCTTAACCTTATCGAGCAAAGATTCTTTCTTTAAGTCAAGAACTTTAATATCTTCTTTTGCCTGACGAATCTTTTCTTTAATTACCGCGTTCATTGAAGAGAAAATCTTAATATCAAGAAGATCTTCAATCACTTCACGACGATGAGCAGCAGAAAGTTGCATGAAAGGAACAAAAGTACTGGAACCCAAAATTACAATTTGAGTAAAAGACTTGTAGTTCATTTTAAGAACAGTCTGTTCAAACCACTTTTGTTGGTCTAGAGCAGCTGAAGACTGGTCTAAAGGAGTATCATTTCTCCAAATCTCAAACAGTGCCGGTTTTATTCCTCTTACAACTTTCCAATCAGTGTTTCCAATTGAAAACTCAACTTCAACTCTACAATCCTTCTCATTTACAGAGTTGATTAGTTGTGGTTTATTAATCTTACGAAATGGTTTTCCAAATAAAGAAAATGTAAGTGCATCCAAAACGGTGCTTTTTCCAGCTCCGTTTGTGCCGACGATTAGATTAGTTTTATTTTCAGTAAAATCAACTTCCGTATATTGATTTCCAGTACTTAAGAAGTTTTTCCATCTAATAGTTTTAAATAAAATCATGTTCAGTGTTTGGAGGAATTACAATATCATCAGGAGTAATAACAGTATACTGGTATCCATGCATTTCGCAAGTTTTTACCATTACTTCATCTTCAATTTCAATTACATGCATTTCTGGAAATCCATCTTCCTCTAGCATCATAGCATATCGAGTAGCATCATCTTCTTCCTGAAAGAGATATAAAATGTGTTCTCCTTCATCGTCAATTACAGAATATGCACCCTCAGTTTCTTTGCCATTAATTGTTAAGATAAACATTTAAATTAACTCACAAGCCTCTTGATATATTTCTTGCATCATTTTTTGAATGATTGATTTATCAAGATTTATTTCAGCCTCCTGAATATATCTATTCAGAATGGAGATAGTGTCTTCACTTTCGAATGCTTCAAACTCTACAGGTTCCTGAATATCGAAGTTCTCAATAATTTTGAGTTCTGCAATATTTGAAGCGTAAAGTTTATCAACAAATTTTTCAAACTTCTTAGTGTCTGATTTCTTACGAACAACAACTTTTACAATCTTATTTTCATACTCGCGAGTATCAAATGTTTGATAATTTGTATCCTCATAATAAATGTTATGAAACATCTTATAAGGATTATTGATTGGAGTATGTTCTAAAGTTTCTGTATCAAAGATAGTAAATCCACGAGTATCATTTACATCTGTCCAGTAAATCTCATAAGGATTTCCCAAGTAGAAAACAGTTCCATTATCAGAACGAGTGTGGTAATGACCAGAAAATACCTTAGAGAAGTCCTTAAAAAGATTTGCTTCCAGTCCATGTTCCATAATGATTTGACGGTTTACACGAAAACCTTGGAACTCAAGATGACCCATGGCAACTTTTGCCTTTGTTTTCTTAATCATTTTAAGTGACTGCTCTTCATTTTCCACGCAAATCCAAGGAAGGAGAAGAACATCAAGATTTCCAACCTTGATTTCTGTTGGTGAAGAATATGTTTGAATATTAGGATAATCTTTCAACAGAAGTTGAGGTGAATTTGTGTTGTTGGTATTTTTATAATAACTATCATGATTACCAACAATCATATGGACATGATATTTTTTGAGTGGTTCAAATACTACTCGTTTTGCCCACTCTAAACTTTGATAATCAATTGACTTTCTACTATCAAAAGCATCACCCATGTGAATAACTGTATCAATCCCGTACTGTTCCAGCGTCGGGAAAAACACATTCTTATAAAAAAGTTCAAAATAATCATGAAAAAGTTTTGAACCTTTTCTTGCACCGTAGTGAGTGTCTGTAATAATAGCGACTTTCATTCAATAACGAAGTTTGGAGTGGACACCATCTTTGATGCTATTATAATCGGAATAGTTCCCGCCGTCAATAGTGTTGTCGTCAGCAAACACTTCAGAAAATCCAGAGCGTTCAAGGATTTTGTTTTTGATTTCCAGTTGACGCTTCTCTCTTTGAATACGGCGAAGGAATGCGTAGTGAATGATTTGAGTAAAGTATGCAAAAGGATTTTGTGATTTCTCTGGATTGAAATTGTGAATGTACTGAACGCAGTTTTCAATACCGTCAGAAATCATATCTTCCTTGAACATGTAGTTCACGAAGTTTGGTTTGAAGGAAAGATGATTAGCGATCTTCAGAAAACACTCTCCAATGTAGCGAGGAATGGGAGGTTTTGGTTTATTCTGTAGAAGAGCGATTTCTTTATCTTCTCTATACTTAATGAGAGCAGCAAGAAACTCTTTGTTGTTTACGTAATGCTCTGACCTCTTTCTCTTGGTCATAACTGCTGTGGTTATCATAAGTTTT